TTATCTGCTGAAAATTTTGTTAAACTAGGGTATATTTCACAAATATTAAAATTTATCAAATAGTTGTTTGTGAATACAGGTTCTTACAAAATCGTCAAAGCCGCTGCCGCACACGAAATGGCAAATCGGCAAGGCAGTTTATTAGACGATTGAGCGAATAAAACAAAAATGCGGTCTAGACCAAATCAGACCGCATTTTTTACGCCAAACGAAACGCGGACGAGTATTTGCCTATCTCAATCGCAAAGCGCGCTAAAAACGCCAATATGAGCCAAATACAAAAAGCAGCTTTTCAGGCTGCTTTTTTTAAAGCGCATTAAAAGTTTTCAGGCAGCCTGAAACGCATAATCGCCCTATCTAAACAGATAAGGGCGTTTTTTATGCAATACGAAATTTTCCGCGCTGGCAAACGCAAAGACGCGCACGGCACGGAAGTAAACATTACGGTGCAAGATTTGCAGCAAGCCGCCAACGCCTACAACGCCAATTTTCACGAAGCACCTCTTGTTATCGGACACCCAACCCACAACGCCCCTGCGTTTGGCTGGGTGGAAAAATTATCCGTTCAAGGCGATGTGCTGACGGCGGATTTTAAGCAGGTGGACGATGGTTTGGTGGATTTGGTGCGACAGGGCAAATACAAAAAAGTGTCGGCGAGTTTTTATCCGCCTACGCATTCGGCGAATCCTGTGCAAGGGTCTTGGTATTTGCGACACGTTGGCTTTTTGGGCGCGGCTGCCCCTGCGGTTAAGGGTTTGGCGGCGATTGAATTTGCAGATGATGAAGCTGGCATTGTGGTGTTTAGCGAAGATTTGGCGATGACACAAAACGCGATTGCCCGAACTTTTCGCCGTTTGCGTGAGTGGATTATTGGCAAAGACGGCGTGGACGCTGCTGACCAAATTATCCCCGATTGGCAGATTGGCGAATGGGAACGCGCCGCCACGCAGCCTGAAGTTGTAACCCCTGATTTTAACGAAATGGAAACAAAGGAAACTGATATGGCAACCGAACAAGAACTCGCGGCGGCAAATGCTGCTCGTGAAAAAGCAGAACGCGAATTGGCAGAATTGAAAGCCGCGCAAGCCAAAGCGCAACGCGATGCGGTACATCAATCCAATGCGAATTTTTGCGAAGAATTGGTTAAGGCTGGCAGCCTGAAACCTGCGGATAAAGATTTGATGAATCAGGTGCTGGATTTTATGTCATCGCCTGAACAATGCGCGGATTTCAATGAAGAAAACGCGCTGGTCAATTCATTTAAAGCATTTTTGCAAGGCAAGCAAACGATTGTTGAAACAGGCGAAATGGCAACACTGCAAAACGCTGGCAAAGTGCAAAGCTATTTAGGCAGCCGCGATTTTGCAGAATACGCCGAACCCAACGCTTTATCGCATCATGAACGCGCTTTGGCGTTGGCAGCAAAAGAAAACATTTCCTACGAAGAAGCGGCTCGCCGCACAGCTCAATAACCAATAACAGAAAGGCAACACGATGAGTGCAGCACATTTACGCCAGTTACGCGGTCAGATTGACCCTGTATTGACCCAGTTGGCGGTGGGTCATAAACAAGCCGAGTTTATCGGCGAGAAAATTATGCCTGTGGTGTTTACCGAAAAAGAAGGCGTGAAAATCCCGACTTTTGGCAAAGGCTCGTTTGTGGAATATCAAACAGAACGCGCGGTAGGCGCAGCCAGTAATGTGGTAAGCATGGATAAAACCGTGCTGTTGCCTGTGATGCTGGAAGAACACGATTTGGCAATTGGCGTGGATTACCGCGAACAAGCAGAAAGCCTGTTTGATGAACGCGCCAAAGCCACACGCCGCGCCGTAAACGGCATTCAGTTGCGCCAAGAAATTGAAACGGCAACGCTGTTGCAAAGTAAGGCGACTTACAAGAGCGGTCATTACAAAGATTTGTCGGCAGCAACGAAATGGAGCGACAAAACCGCCAACCCAATCAAAGACATTGCAGACGCAAAAGAAGTGGTACGCGCTGCCTGTGGTGTGCGTCCGAATGTGTTGGTATTGGGCGCGAGTGTGGCGCACGCTTTGTCGTACCACCCCGTCTTGCAGGCTGCTTTGGGTAGCAATGAACGCAAATTGATTACGCCTGATATTTTGAAAATTTTGTTTGAAGTAGATGAAGTGATTATCGGCAATGCGGTTTCTGCTCCTGCGCCAAATAAACAAACAAAAGATGTTTGGGGCGCATTTGCAGCGTTGATTGTCCGCCCGAAAATCATGTCAAACGGCAATGACGAAGGCGAGCCAAGTTTTGGCTACACTTTGCGCCGTCAAGGCATGCCGTTGGTAGACCGCTACAACGAAGTGGGTGGTAAAGTGGAATACGCTCGTTACACCGACATTCGCAAAGTCGCGGCTGTGGGTGGTGCGTGTGGGTTCTTGTTTGATAAAGCAATTTAATTTTCAGGCTGCCTGAAACAAAAGGCAGCCTGAAAGAAAGGTAAAAAAATGACACTAACTAAAAAAGTCGTTTTGGTGGCAACCACCACCGCCCATGCCCCAATCATCGCCAATCGCCTGATTGGTTTTGACGGCAAACAAGCCAAAGCCAATGCCCCTGTGTTTGGCGTAACGCCACGCGATGCAGACGAAGGCAACAGCGTGGCGGTGGAATGTGTCGGCATTGTGCTGGTGGAAGCTGGCGGTGCGATTACCGCAGGGGCAAAAGTCGCGGCGGACGGCAACGGTTGCGCGGTGGCTGGAGAAAATAATGCGTTTGGCGTGGCGGTATCGGCTACGGCGGAAGCTGGCGAATTAGTCGCCGTGTTGATGAAAGGCTAAAAAATGGCAAACAAATATTTGGCAAATACTCCCTTGATTTTGCAAAACGAAAATGGCGAAGACGTGCGCGTTGAGCGTGGCGAAACGGTGGTTTTATCGGATACGCAATATGCGGAAGTGGCGGCACACGTTACGTTGATTGAAACGACGGAAAAGCAGCCTGAAACGGCAGAGCCAAAAGACAATCAGCCTGCACAATCCGCACCCGAAGTAACGCAGCCTGAAAAGCCGAAACGCAATTCCAAAGCGGAGCAGTAAGTCATGTACATCAACGCCGATGATTTAGCCAAAGCGATGAGCAAGGCGGAGCTGGTGCAATTAACCAATGACGAGCCGCGAGCCACAGAGCCAAACAATGAGATTATTCAGGCAGCCATTGCCTATGCGTGTGATTTGGTGGACGGCTATTTGCGTGGGCGTTACCCATTGCCCTTGCAAGACGTGCCGACTGTGTTGCCGCCATTGTGTATCAATATTGCCCGACATTATTTGCATTCTCGCCGATTAAATCGGGCGGATTTTCCGAAAGTGCTGGAAACGGCTTACAACGCCACAATCAAGGCATTGGAGCAAATCCGAGACGGCAAAATCCATATTGGTGTTGATAATTTGGCAAAACAAGCACAGCCCGAACGCGGTTCGTATCACGTTCGCGGCGGTGTGAAACACGATTGGGGCGGTTATTAAATGAGTGCGACACGCCCGATTATTGACGCGGTTGCCACGCATTTACAGGCAGCGATTCCGTGGGTTAGCGTGGACGTATTCCCCGAAAACCCTGCGGATTATCAATTTATCCACCCTGTTGGGGCGGTGCTTGTCGGTTATCAGTCTAGCAAATTCACTAAACTGGAAAGTTTAGGCTTGATTGCCCAGCAGCGTGATGTGGTGCTGCATTTGACGGTTATTGGCTCGCATTTGCATGGCGATGACGGCACGTTGGCGATTTTGGACGAGGTGCGTTTGGCAATCGTGGGCTTTAAGCCGCCCAATTGTTTGCCGTGTAGCTTGTTGCAAGAACGCTTTTTAAGCGAAGACGCAGGTGCATGGCAATACGAATTAACTGTGCAAACCACCACGCAGCAAGTGCAAGTTTGCCAGCCTGAAAACCTACCTACGCTAACACAAGTCCATCATCGCCACACACAAGACCCACTCAATCCCCATTTAAAACCCCAAACGCCATAGGAGAACAACATGGCAGCAGCATTTCATCATGGCTCGGAAACCATTCGCATTGACGGAGGTTCTAGCCCAGTTTACACGGTGGACGGCGCGATTACCGCCATCATCGGCACAGCACCCACAGGCGCAGTCAATGAATTGACCGTTTGCCAAACCAGTAAAGATTTTGCCCAATTTGGCGCAGAGCTGACTAATGCAGGTTTTACCATCCCTAATGCTACTAATATTTGGACACGTTACAAAAGCGGCATTGCTTATGTGGTTAATGTGTGCGACCCAAGTAAGCATAAGACCACCGTAACGGACGAAGTTTTGATGGTGGATAGTGATACCTTGTCTGCTAAAACCAAAAAACCTGCTTTGCAAAGCGGTTGGGTGGTAAAAGATGGCACGTCCACTTTGACTGCTGACCGTTATACGCTCAACGCTTTGACTGGCGAAATCCAATTTAAAACCAAACCTACCGACCCTAAAATTACCTACACACACACCGATCCGAGCAAGGTTACCGAAGCGGAAATCATCGGCGCGTATGTGGCGCAAACAGGTAAACGCACGGGCATGGAATTGGTAACGGAAGGCTTTAACCGTTTCGGTGCAGATGCAAAAATCATCATCGCGCCTGAATTTGATAAGACCGCCACTTGCGCGGCTGCCTTAACCATTTTGGCGGAAAAATTGCATGGCATTGCCTACATTGACGCGCCCAAAGGTACGAATTTAAGCCAAGCTTTGATTGGGCGTGGCAATCTTGGCACAATCAATTTCAACACATCCAGCGACCGTGCCCAGTTGTTTTTTCCCCATGTGATTGGCTTGTTGGGCGTGGAAAGTTTGGCGACCCACGCGGCAGGTTTGCGTATGAAAACGGACGTGGAACAAGGGTACTGGTTCAGCATTTCCAACCATGAGTTGTTGGGCGTAACAGGTTTGGAAATCGGCTTGACCGCTCGTGTGGACAACCCACAATCCGAAACCACCCGCCTGAATGAAAAAGGCATTACTACCGTATTTAATTCATACGGCACAGGTTATCGCTTGTGGGGCAACCGCTTGGCGTGTTTCCCGACCACATCTCACATCAAAAATTTTGAAGTAGCACAACGCACTGGCGATGTGATTGACGAGAGCATTCGCCGCTTTGAACTGCAATACATTGACCGCCCGATTGACGATGCGTTGATTGACAGCTTGACGGAAGGTATCCGCACTTATTTGGGTACGGTGCGCGGTATTGTCGGTTACAGCGTGAGCTTGGATTATGACTATGATTTGGTGGACGCATTTAGTAAGGGTCAAGTGCCGATTGTGTATGACTACACGCCCAAGTTGCCAATGGAGCGTGCCACCAATACCAGCGTGATGACGCGCAAATATTTAATCAACTTGGTTGGCAACAACTAGGAAGGACGGTAGAAAATGAGCGTAATCAACGCAATTTACAATGCCAACGTGTATGTGAACGGTGTTTCGCAACTCGGTCGCGCGGCAGAATTTAAGCTGCCTGAATTTGAAATCAAGCAAGATGATTACACAGGTTTGGGTATGTTCGCTGGCGTGAAATTGCCAAGCGGCGTGGAAGCTCCCGAAGGCGAAATCACTTGGAATGCCTTTTATCCCGATGTGACGCGGATTATTAACCACCCATTTAAAGCGGTGCAACTGATGGTGCGCGGCAATTTGCAAACCTTTGACGCAACAGGTTTAGCCAAAGAAGTGCCGATTGTGACCACCGTGTCGGCATGGTTCAGCAAAAACGCGCTGGGTGGCTACAAACCGCATGAAAAAGCGGAATTTAGCAGCACTTATCAGGCGGTGGAAATTCGTCAGGTGGTGGACGGACGTGAAACCTTGTATTTTAACGCACTCAAAAACGAATACCGCGTGGACGGTGTGGACGTGTTGAGCCAGTTCCGCAAAAATATTGGCGCGTAGAGTTTGATTTTTGAATTTAAAAGTCCTAGTGGGTTGCTGTCCGCTAGGACTTTTTTTAATGCGCGTTAAAAGCATTTCAGGCTGCCTGAAAATAAAATACACCTGTTTTTACGACATTTTTTAAGGAAAAATCATGACACAAGCACAACAAATCAAACAAGAATTGAACGGCGAAATCACGGTAACGCTGAAATATCCCATGCGCTTGGCGACAGGGCAAACGCTGAACAAAGTAACTGTGCGCCGTCCGCGTGTGGGTGATTTGCGTGCAGTCATGCACATCGGCAACGAGGCGGAACAAGGTTTGGCGTTGGTGTCGCGTGTTACGGGTCTTGTTCCCGAAGATTTGGATATGTTGGATTTGAAAGATTTGGAAGCCATTCAAGCCACATTTCGTAGCGAAGAAGACGAGTAATCCGAAAAGTTCGCAGCAGCTCAATCAAGAATTACTAGCTGCTTGCGCCGATATGGCATGGTGGTTTGGGTGGAGTGTGCAAGAGATTTACGATTTGCCATTAGACGAATTTGCCGACTGGCTGGATGAAGTCAATCGGCAGATTAAGGCGAAGTATCAGAAATAAGGTTAGGTGTTGCGCTCACGTTCGGCAGCAATTTC